AAAATTATAGATATGGCAGGCATTATTTCAAATGTAGACAGTGATGTTCAGAAGTTGCGCAAACTGAAGAACGAGATAGAAAATGTCAAAAAAGCATTGATGGGTATTAATATCAAGGTCGATATTGATATAGCTAAAGGTTTGCAATCACAGTTAACCTCCCTTTTGGGGCAATACGATACATTGGTGGATAAGATTGCGGCAGCGGAAGGAAAGATTATGCTTTCTGTCAGTCGAATCAATAAAGCAACCGAAAAGATTGTCAAAGCACAAGAGGTTGTATCTAAACCTACGGCTGATCCGGCACAGAATGGAGATGCTGCAAGGCAAACAAATACGGCTGAAACGGAAAGTGTTCGGGCGCAAGCAAAGGCTTATGATGACCTAAGAACCGAGATAAACGGTATTCTTGGCACAAGAGAAGAGAATGTCAAGAGAATGATAGATGAAATGAACGCTATCCGTTTGATTAATGCTGAGATTAAGAAAATCAACAAGTCACAAGGTGATTATTCTTCCTTGTCTTCTGCTCAACAAAAACGGCTTGAACAGTTAAACAATTCATTATTGACACATAAAACTGCTTTGTCAGAAGTGAGACAAGCATTGAACAATAATGCCAAACTTGATAATGTAGCCGCTACTTCCATGAACGGGTTATCCCAGTCTTTATCAAGAATGAGGATAGCTTATCGCGAATTGACAGAAGAAGAGCGCAATTCTCCTTTTGGTAAAGAATTGCTTGCGTCTATTCAACAAGCGGATACAAAAATAAAGGAACTTGATACCACTATTGGCAATCATCAACGTAATGTAGGTAATTATGGTAAGCAGTGGAATGGGCTTAGTATGTCTATTCAGCAAGTAGGACGCGAACTTCCTTCTTTGGCTTACGGTCCAAAAGTTTTTTTCTCTGCTATATCGAATAATATTCCAATTTTAGCAGATGAGATTAAACGGGCGAGAACTGAATATAAACTATTGAAGGAGTCGGGGCAGTCGGCGATTCCAGTATGGAAGCAAGTGGTATCGTCTTTGTTTAGCTGGCAGACTGTATTAACGGTTGGTATTACACTGCTTACTCTTTATGGCGATAAGGTGGTGGATTGGGTTGCAGGGCTGTTTAATGCTAAGAATGTCATGAAACCTCTTGTTGATATTCAACAACAACTAAATGACGTTCAATTAAAAGGAGTTCAAAATGCTCAATCCGAAATAACAAAGTTGGAATTATTATATAAAGCTACTCAAAATGCTTCAAAGCCTATTCGTGAAAGAAAAAAAGCTGTTGATGAGCTACAAAAATCATATCCTGATTTCTTCAAAAATCTTTCAGAAGAAGAAATTCTAACGGGAAAGGCAGCTGACGCTTATGCAAGACTTACTTCTTCGATTATTGCATCTGCACGTGCGAGGGCTGCACAGGATAAAATGACAGAGAATGCTAAAAAAATATTGGAAAATGAGGCTAAAATAACAGAAGAATATGCTAAAAGGGAAAATGCACAACTAAAACTTGACAAACAGATTGAATTAAGAAATAAAATAGACAGAGAGGCGAATCCCGATATGTATGCAGGTCAACAAATGAAGGTTGGTGCAGCTTTGGGTAAGGTCGAAGAAATAGATGAAGGCATTGCTAAACTTAGACGTGAAATATACGAGCTAAATAAATCTCAAAATGAATTAGCACAAAACATAGATGTTAATGATTTGATATTCAACCCGAATGAAGATTCTTCAAAGATTGGTGAAGAAGAAAGGAAAAGACGTCAAGAAGAAGCAGAGAAATTATTGAAACAGCAAGAGCAACTCTCTGAACAACTTGCCGAAGAACTCTTGTCTCTTCACCGTCAGAACCAACAGGATGAAATCAACCTGATGAGAGAAGGCACGGAAAAGAAGTTGAAACAGATTGACCTTGATTATCAGAAACAGATTGATGCGATAAGAAAACAGGAGGAAGAATGGAGCAAAGCCGGTAACGGTAAGCTGACCGACAAGCAGGCACAGAAAATTTCAGAAGCTTATACCAATGCCGAAAGTATGAGAGATAAAGATATTTCCGATGTAACTGAAGGACAGCTGAAAGCCGAACAACAGGCTTTGAACGACTACTTGAAAGAATATGGCACGTTCCAGCAGCAGAAATTGGCTATCGCCCAAGAGTATGCGGAAAAAATAAGGAAAGCACAGGAAGAAAACGGTGTTAATAGTGCACAAGTAAAGTTACTGGAGAAACAACGTGATGTTGCCATACAGAACAAGGAAACAGAAGCCATAAAAGCCAATATAGATTGGGTTACTGTGTTCGGTGAGTTTGGTTCCATGTTTTCCGACATGATAAAGCCCGCCTTGGACGAAGCGAAAAAATATGTACGGACTGACAAGTTCAAGAACTCCGATCAGGCAAGCCAGAAATCATTGATTGACGCCATCAGCCAGATGGAAAAGTCTTTGGGTGGTACAAGTGGAGTCAACTTCAAGAAACTTGGAGAGGATGTAAAAGCCTATCAAATAGCAGAACAGAATCGTATCAGTGCCATAGGGATTGAAACAGCTGCTTTGGAAAGACTAAAGAAATCACAGGATGATTACACCAAAGCGCAGAAGGGCGGAACGGAAAGTGAGAAACAAGCCGCAGCAAACGCTCTTGAAACAGCACGGCAGAATGCTGACATTGCATCCGCCAATGTGAAGACACAGACTGATATCGCCAATCAGGCCCAGCGTAATTTGACTGATACTGCCACCATACTGAAAGCAAGCATGGAAAATTTATTGGGAGGCTTGCAGCAGATTTCATCCGGTGGATTGTATAACGCATATAGCGGAATTATCAAAACCGTGAACGGATTCAAGGATGTCATAGGAAAAACGTCAGAATCTCTTAAGGAGGTCCCCATTGTCGGATGGATTCTGTCCATCATTGACGTACTCAAAGACGGATTAAGTGATCTTGTCGGTGGTCTGCTTGATGCTGTTCTGAACGCTGTCAGTGGAATTATCGGTGATGTCTTGTCAGGGGATTTGTTTGTCACAATCGGCAAGTCATTGAGGAACGGCATAGGAAACATCCTGAACGCAATCTCATTCGGAGGCTTCAACTCCTTGTTTGGAATAGGTGGAAACGCCAAGGAAGTACAGGAAACGATAGACAGGCTGACGGACAGGAATGAAACTTTGCAAACGGCCATCGAGGATCTGACTGACGAGATGAAGGCAAGCAAGGGAATGAAATCGGTTGAATCTTACAGGGAAGCTGTAAAGTATCAGGAGGAAGTCAATAAAAACTATCTGCAAATAGCAAAGGAGCAAGCCGGATATCATAAGAGCCACGGCAGCTGGCAGCATTATCTGAAATGGACGGATGAAATGCTGGAACACGCAAGAAAAGCTACCGGCATGCAGGATTTCTCCGGCGGCGATTCCTTGTGGAATCTGACCCCCGAACAGATGAAGGCTCTACGGTCGGACGTATGGTTATGGGATATCATGGAATCTTCCGGTAAGGGAGGTTACGGTGAGCGTGTTACCGACAAGCTGGATGATTATATAGAGCAGGCAGGAAAACTGGAAGAACTGACCGACAGTCTTTATGAGGGCCTGATCGGAATGTCATTCGATTCCATGTATGACAGTTTTATAAGCAGTCTGATGGATATGGAGAAGAGTGCGGAGGATTTTGCTGATGACATATCCAAATATTTCATGCAGGCGATGCTGTCAAATGCCATCGGTGAACAGTTTAGTGACAAACTGAGGACATGGTATGATAAATTCGGTGAAGCCATGAAGGATGGTACGCTTGCCAATAATGAGCGTAGGGAGCTGATGGATGAATACATGGGTTATGTGGACGAAGCCATGAAGCTCCGTGACGAGCTTGCCGCAGCAACCGGATATGACAAGATTTCGCAAGAATCAACATCCCAGTCAGCTTCATCCAAAGGTTTTCAGGCAATGAGTCAAGATACCGGCGAAGAGTTGAACGGGCGGTTTACAGCATTGCAGATTGCAGGAGAAGAGATAAAGAATCAGAATATTATTCAATCTCAATCACTTAATCTACTGACAGTAAAAGCAGATGCTCTACTTTCCATAAATACGGAAACAAGGAATATCGCTGATGATACGCGAGATTTGATAGCACAATCTTATCTTGAATTGGTACAGATTTCAGAAAATACAGGGGCAATCGTCAAACCTATTCAACAGATGCAAAGAGATATAGCAGAAGTTAAAAAGAATACAGCAAAATTATAGTCTATGGATGAATTATTAATTAATGGCGAAAACGCTTATACAACATGGGGTGTGAGAATGGGAGAGGGGTTTCTTGATGTTATTGGGGCATCCGCTTCCATGAAGGATTTTATTGAGAACAAAAGCCGACTTGAACATGGGAAACGGGTAATAATCAATAATCCTAAAGTCGATGAGAGGGAAATAACTCTTTCGTTCACTATCGAGAGTAATTCTCAGTCTGATTATCAAGCAAAGAAGAAAGCTTTCTTTGATGAGCTGTATAAAGGTGTGGTTGATATTCAGATTCCTGCTAATAGTAGCGAGGTTTACCATCTTATTTATACTGGCAAGAGTGTCACTTACGCACAGAGTTTAGACCGAACTTTCGGAAAAATTTCAGCCAAGTTTAACGAGCCAAATCCGGCAAACAGAAGCTAATTCACGACATTGGTTTTATTGTCGTGTATGTGAGTGCTCAAAATTGGGCACTCTTTTTTTTATCCCCGAACTTTGAAGACATGGAACAAATCGACATCAAAGACATATCCGGTGCTATCCTGCTTACAACTTTGATCAATGAAGGCTGCAAGCGTAAGTTCACTCTGATGAAGGAGGACTACATCATGTTAAAGTTCTCCTTAGAGAATCCCATATATTTCAAACTTGGCTCATACGTGGAATGTAACTTCGGATTGTTCGAGGTGTGCGACTTGCAGAAGCCCGCATTCAACACCAATACCGCCGGCTACGATTACGAATTAAGACTTGATGCCTACTACTGGAAATGGAAAAACAAAATCTTCAAATATACCCCGGAGACGACCGGACAGGAGGCGTCCTGGAACCTGACCGCTCCGCTTGACGTACAAGCCGGTATAGTCCTTAGAAATTTGAAAGCTCTTGGTTACACATACAAAGGACAGGATTTTGTTTTCTCCATTGACAGCACTGTAGAGAATAAGGCACTACTGATGACTTATGACAACATCAACATCCTTGACGCCTGCTTCTCTATGGCAAAGAAATGGGATTGCGAATGCTGGGTGACTGAAAACATCATCCATTTCGGGCGTTGTGAGTCCGGCGATGCGGTGATTTTCGAGATCGGGAAAAACGTGCAGGAAATGTCACAGTCAGAATCCCGGTCCACCTATGCCACCCGTATCTACGCTTTCGGCTCAACAAAGAATATCTCATCTGACTACCGTCCGGTTGATGAGACCGTGGTTGTGAACGGCGTGGTGCAGCGCAGGCTGATGCTTCCCGAAGGCACTCCTTACATTGACGCTTATCCTGATATGACTACCGAGGAAGCCGTCGAGCAGGTGGTTATCTTCGATGAAGTCTATCCTCGAAGAACAGGCATCATGTCGGATGTCACCACTATCGAAGTGACGGACAAGGTGGAGAATGAGGACGGCACAACCACCGAGGAAAAATGGAATGCCTACCGCTTTAGGGACACGGGTGTTAACTTTTCCGAGAAATATATCCTCCCCGGTCAGGAGCTGAGGATACGTTTCGCGTCCGGACTTCTCAACGGTTTGGAGTTTGCCGTGAAGTTCAATCCTGAGGGAAAGCCGGAGAAATTGGAGGATGGCGGATGGAACCCTGAGGCACAGCTTTGGGAGATAGTCAGGAATGAGGACTATGGCAGACCGCTTCCCGGTGATGTGCTCTTTCCCCAGGATGGAGATGAATATGTGCTTTCCGGCTGGGACAGCACGAAAATAACCGAACTGGGGCTTGTGGGTGCCGCCGAGCAGGAGCTGAAGGAAAAGACTGAAAAGTACGCTGCCAAATCCAAGATAGACCCGAGTACCTATGGCTGCACGATGATGTCAAATGACGCATACCGTGAGGATGGCGTTCATAATTTCTATGGCATCGGTCAAAAGGTCAACCTTATCAACAAGGCTTATTTCGAGAACGGAAGACAGTCAAGGGTTATCGGATTTGAATTCAATCTTGACTATTCCTTTGACTCACCTGTTTATACTGTCGGGGAAACCACCGCCTATTCCCGTATCGGGGAGCTGGAGGAAAAGGTTGAGAGCCTTACCCTGAAGGGACAGACCTATACGGGCGGTGGTGGCAGCGGTGTGTATGTGATCGGAAGCCACGACTCCACCCCTGCGACAGACCATAACGTGTATTCCGCATTGCGCTCCTTAGTAATGTTCCTTCGTAAGGATCAAGCGGACGGAACAAATTTCTTATTGAAGTTCGGCAAGTTCATCGACTCCATGATTGCCGGTAAAGGTGCCGGTATCTATCCTGACGGGCGCGGTCAGTTCGAGCGTCTTGAGGTACGCGGCTCCGCAGTGTTCAAGGAAATCATCTATAACCGTCTGAACGCACAGGAAGGCGACACCTCATATTCCGA